ATTTGGCGGACCTAATTTTAGTGCAAAAAAACAATTTTCAACTAGAGAATTTGAAGCCTTATACGTATCAGCAAATAAATTAACGTATAAAATAAAAATATCAGCAAAAGCTTTTGCGACGACAACAGAATCTGATGTAGAAGATATATACTATCCTATATCAAATAAAGAATTTGTTGATCAATTTAAAAATGTTTTAACTACAGAAAGCAATGAATACTCTATAGAGAGTTTAGAAATAAAAGATGTAATCGCACAACAAGGAAGTTTAAGCAATGATAAAGTTGCTATTACTTTTAAATTGTCTTTACCTTTTACAAGAAACGTTAATGTAGTACAAAAGAATAGAATTGATCAACAAACATTACAAGCTTTACCTGATAAATTAGTAGAAAAAGCTGTAAAATTTACTCTTGAAGTAAAATTAACGGTAGAAGATACGAGATTTATAAAAAGTTTTACGACTAAAAATGTAATACAACCTATAGATTTTATAGGTTCTTTACCATCGCAAGACATAGCAGCTCCAGCATCAGAAGTAACTTCAACTACTCCTCCAGAGCCTCCTTTGAGTGTAACAGATATACAAAAAAGTGAAGCTTTAAAGTATCAATCTACTTTTGAAGTTATGATTAGAACGTTACAGCTTTATTCTTTAAATAACGCTATAAATATAGGAGGCATAGAAAAAGAATATCCTAAAGTTTCTAAACTACAATTAACAAAGTCTCCGCATTATGAAATTTTTACAAAAGGATTATTTTCGATAGGTCTTTTTTCAAATACACTTAATGAACTAATTAATCAATTCACCTCTACAAATACAGAAAAAGAGTGCCTAGAATATGATAACAAATTAGTAGATGGAAATCTTACTGATGATAAAATTAATGTCTTAAGATATAAGTTTGGATTTAACTTTTCCTTAATGGGTAATAAAGTTAGTGCAAAAAAATTACTAGACAGCGAAGCGTTAGTTGATTATTCTGACTTAATGACTACGTATACTGTACCTTATAAATTTAATGTTGGTGTATTTGAAGGAACTCAAGTTAATCATCCAGTTTATGTAAAATTAGGATTTGTATTAATGATACTTAACCATATTTGTAGCATATATGATGTAAAAAAAGATAGCAAAAACGATACTACTCCATTAGTGTATTTTGATTTTAATCCTAATACAAACATTTGTCTATCTAATGCGAAACAATTATCTACAAATCCTTACGATGTGCTAATTCCTTTTGAAGGAACAAACGAAGATTTTAAATCGATAATAGATCCAACTGTTGTAGAAGGTAATAGCATAAAAGCCGTTTCAGGATCAACAGCAACTAAGATATTTACACCAGAAGATAAAGAAACAGGTGATAGATTATCTGTGGATTTACCTAAATTTAAAATAGCCAGTTCTCAAGACAAGTTAATTTATAGGGGAAAACCTATGAATATATTAGTAAGTACAGATTATTTACTAAAAACTGTAGCTAGCTATTCTAAACAAGATCAATCTAATGACATATACGCAAAAGAATTTATAGAACAGATACTTTTTGATATTAACAAGTATTTAGGCGATTTTAATATGTTTAGATTAGCTTATGATGACTCAGGAAATACTATGCATATCACAGATGATCAAATGAGTCCTAATTTAGAAAATAAATATATAGAGACTAATAAAACAGAATTTCCTCTTTTTGGACTTGGATCTTTGGCTAGATCTCTAGAAATAAGAACGGAAATTTCAAGTAAGCTATCGAATATGATAGCGATATCTGCAAACTCTAAAAAAGAAAATCTATCGAGTCTTTCAAAAACTTCTGATAGTTTTGGATTCTATAACTTAGGATACAATGATAGATATATACCAACTAGAGGAGAAATAACAGGAAGCGTAGTAAAAATATCAGACGCAACAATTAATTCTGCGATACAATTTAATAAAGCTATAGAAACTTATTATAGTGATACTACTCCAGCAGATTCTAGCGTTAGTCACGCGACTAACTATTTTATAGAAAGAATGTCAAAAATAAAAGGAGAAGAAAAAGGCACAAGAGCATCAGCTGTTATTCCTGTAAGTTTAAACTTTTCCACAGACGGTATTTCAGGATTAGGAATGGGACAAGCTTTTACAGTCTCTGAACAGTTTTTACCTCAAACTTACAATTTAAGTTTAAGAGATCCTTACGGAGAAAAAGATAAAGTAAATACAGTAGGATTTGTAGTAGTAGGACTGGATCAAACTATAGAAGGCAATCAATGGCTAAGCAATGTAAGAGCTAATATGATGTTTTTAAAAAAAGCACAAGATTTTGAACAAGCTAAATTAAGGACAGAATACGCGCCTTCTATAGGATTTAAGACAACACAAATCTCTTCAACTTCTAATTATTCAAATACTAGCTTTATCGGTAGAAACAACGAAGCTAAAGCAGCCGCTGAATCGTATTTAGGAAGCACCTTAACTAATTCAGCATGGTCAGAACTTGTATCTGCTACATTTGCAGAAGCAAGCGCAGATCAAACAGAAAGAGCTTATGTAATGGCGGTGATACTTAATAGAGTAAGATCAAATTTTGGAAATTATGGAAAGACTGTATACGGTCAATTAAGAGGAAGAAATCAATTTGAATCGGTAACTGGTAGAAATACTAATAATTTTACTGTAGGACCAAATGCAAAAGCACAAACCAGTATATATGGAGCAGCTGAAAGACTATTATCATCAGTGCCAAGAGAATATTTATTTTTTACCTCTGCAAATAGATCTTTATTTTATGATAAAGACGGAAGATCTATAGTCGGTAGAGACTCTTCTAATTTCGACAATGCTGTAAAAAATTATAAACTGATCGGAGGATCATATTTTGGATAATTTAAAATAAAGCTATGTCATTAAGATACTATCCAACTTTTAGAATAAAGACCGATCTTATTACGAACGGTAGTGAGTTAAAGACTTCTAATGGTCCATACAAAGGCAAATACTATATAACTTATGATGGAAGAAAGTTTAGTGGTGCAAATCCTATAGTCGGACCTAACGAAGAACTAAGACCGATAAGCGAAGCTTCAAATTCAAATTATATAAACGCGTCTGGTTTTCCAAATGAACTAAAACAACAATTCGTAGATAAAACTCCTAGTTTATCAATAAAAGCGAATAAGCAACAAAATACTGGAGCACCAACACCATATTTTCCATTTGCTAGTGACGGAGACTATAAAAAAGGATATCTGCTTAGATCTTTTGTCAAAAGAGTTAATGATCGTGGATTTGTTACTGAAATATCAAATCAAGAATACTCAAACTTTATAAATGGCACAGTAGATTACGATGTATCTGACTATTTAGTACTTCAAATTTTGTGGAAGCTAACAGGACCATTAAACTCAGTAAGAGTTAATCAATACGATACTAGAGTAGGAATAATAGAGACTAACAAAAGATTAGTAGAAAACGCAAATAAAACTTTCTTAGGAATAACAGACTTTATTGGAGGAGACTATACTAAATTCTCAAAGCCCACACTATAGACATATACAGTAAGAGATACGAATAATGATGTATATTTGTATTAATAAAGGTTGTAATGTATTATATCGTAGAAAAACAAGATCAGTTAGATAAATTAGAAGCCACCGAAAAGGCTTTTATTCAACTTATAGTAACTAATCCGCTATATCATCCTAAACTAGTCAGACCAAGCTTAGTATATTATAATAACGGTGAAAAAGGATATATTCTAACCATTCACCACTCAGAAAGCTTTTCTTTAGACATAGAATCTATAAACTTATTTTTAAGTAAGCATAAGACCATATATCTAATAGACAAGAAGTATCATGCTTACCATCTTTCAGTATTAAATGCAGTAGACTTAAACTTAGTAGCATTAGATTCTAATAACGAAGTAAAAGAGTATAATTGCGACACTCAGTTTCATAGATCTTTTTATCAAAATAAGTCCGATCTAGTCAATGTAGACTACATCATTCCTATTTCAAAGCATTACGAGAAATGCGAGTGCTTTTATGATCAGATAAAGTATTTAATGGGATTAGAACTAGACACAAGCTTCGACAATCTAATCCTAGACGCATACCATTACGTAGAGCAGAACGGTATTGGAGTCATAGAAGAACACATTAAGAGTTTATACAGCATGCCAAACAGCGCGGGTGTGATTAATAAAGGCATTGCATACTCTTACTACAACTTATATAACTTAACAGGAAGACCAACAAATTCTTTTAAAGGAATAAACTTTCTAGCCATACCTAAAGAAGGAGACTACAGAAAACAATTTATACCAACAAACGATTATTTCGTAGAATTCGATTTTGACTCTTATCATCTTAGACTTATTGCTAAACTAGTAGGCGTAGAACTATCAAATTCAGAGTCTATTCATAAAATGCTAGCGAGTCAGTACTTTGAAAAGTCAACTAAAGACATAACAGAAGAAGAATACAAACAAGCAAAAGTAATTACATTTAGGCAACTTTACGGAGGAGTAGAACCTCAGTACTCACATATAGAGTTTCTTTCTTGTATGAGTTCTTATACTGATCAAGAGTACAAAAAGTATAAAGCTCAGTCCTCTTATGTTTTACCTACAGGCAGAATACTAAAAAAACATAGTACGATAACTAAACATAAACTTTTTAACTATATTTTACAAAACTTAGAGACTAAGACTAATGTAGAAAAAATCTTAAAAATAAAAGAGTATCTTAAAGATAAGAAAACCAAACTGATACTTATTACATATGATGCTTTTTTGTTCGACTTCTCTGTACAAGACGGAAAAGAAGCATTAATAGAAATAAAAGACATTCTTCAACAAGGAGAATTTCCAGTAAAACACACTTATGGAATTAATTACTCATTTTCGTAATAAACCCAATATTTATAACTACTAAAATAGGTTATGGAGCATCACAATATTATAAACTTAACACAAGATTCTTTGATGAATCGACTTTTCTGCAGCTTTACAAAAAAAGAAGATCTGGATAACAGACTTTACGAAATTGTTAGCGAGTACAAGATACTCTATAACAAAATATTCGTGATGTCTTCTCCTGATTCCGAAGA